ACAAGGTTAGGAACATGGTCGACCAGGAGAACAGGACCATCCGGCAAGGCGCGGTGATCTACACGTTGCTAAAGCATCCACGCAATGTGGAGTTGAAGCGGTACGTGATCGACGACAGCCAGTACATTATGGCCAATGAGTTTTTCGACCGGGCCAATGAGAAGGGCTATGACAAGTTCACGGACATCGGCAGCACATTCCGGAACCTTGTACATCTGGTAAACAATGAGCTGCCGGATGACGTGATCGTCTATTTTCTTCACCACCCGGAACTGGACATGAATACCGGCAGGCAGAAGGCAAAAACCATCGGGCGGATGCTGGACGAGAAGCTGACGCTGGAAGGCTGCTTCGATATCGTCCTGTTCGCCAGGACCAACGGCGCGGAGCACTGGTTCGACACTCAGAGCAACGGCATGGATACGGCGAAAAGCCCGGAGGATATGTTTGACGCCCGGATACCAAACGACCTCGCGCTGGTTGACGCCAAGATCCGCGAATACTACGGACTGGAGGTGATTGACGATGGCCAGGGCGGCGATCAGGCATGAATGCCTGGAATACGTCCATATCAGCTATTCGATGGAGATCCATTTCCCGGCGGATCAGGTGGTCTGCAAGATCTGCCCGTTCTGCCACAGTGAGAACAGCGGGACACGCTTCCGCTGCGTTGAAACCGGCGAGATCCTGCCGTATTTCGACAAAATCACCGGGCTCAGATGCCCGCTGGACTTACCGGTCAAGCGCCCGGAAGCAGAGGAGGAATGATGATAAAGACGATTCACAAGTGCACCGTGAGCGGCGTTGCTGTTCTGCCGGATGGGTCGAGGATGCCGTATAAGGAATATATCGGTAACGGCTGTCCCGCCCATCCTCACTGGGAGAAGGCCAGGAATTACCGCTATATTTTCGACGGCTGCCGCTGTGTTATTTGCCATGCGGAGCTCGACGAAAAGAGCTTCCAGACGCATCACCTGACCTATGAACGCCTTGGCCATGAGCGTGTCCGCGATGTCATAACGCTTTGTAATGACTGCCATGAGAACTTTCACAGCGTCTGGAAATATGCGGAATACTACAAGGAACAGGACGATGATCACTGGGAGATGTTTTCCCTGGATGACACGGCAAAACTCTGTGGAACACATCTGCAGGATGATTTCTGGTTTGGCGGCGAGCTGAATTGCTGCTCAATGGATACCTGCCGGAATCTGATTGATGAGTATTACAGAGAAAACGATGTCACGGTGCCGGTTGTCATAAACCCGGAGGATGTCCAGCTGTATTTCAGAAACAAACGGTATGAAGTTTTGTTTGAAGCAGAACAGAACGGAATGACACTGAACGGATCTGTGGATGCTTCCGTGGATGTGTTCCTGGATGCCAGGTTTGGCGCGAAGGGCGGCAAGGGCGGCAATCCTAAGAGATCCGAGGCACGAACATTCACGACAAGGCACGGAAGCGAGAGCTTCCACCGCAACTATTGGTACTTATGGCACATAAATATTTTATTACAGGAGGCAAAAAAGTATGAATAAGCCCGTTAATTTTGAAAGCGTTTCCACCGGAGATTTTACCCCCATCACGCCCGGAGGACATCACCTGATCATCAAACAGGTGAAGGAACAGCAGAGCCGGAGCGGAAAGCCCATGCTGGTCGTCGCCGTGGATTTCGCACCCACTGACAGCCAGCCACTGTATATGTCCAAGCTCTTTGAAAGCGACATCCGCCCGGAAAAGAAGTGGCCACATGCCGGCACGATCTACGTGGTTAGCACCGACGACAAAGGCCAGTGCACCCGGAACTTCAAAACTTTCATCACGAGCTTTGAGCATTCCAATGGCGTGCAGACCGTCTGGGGAGAGGGCGCACAGTTCACAAACCAGTTCGCCGGAAAGAAGATCGGCGGCGTGTTCGGCATCGTTGAGGAGGAATACAACGGCGAACGGAAAAAGCGCTGCCTCCATCGCTGGTTCTGCGATGATAGCAGGGTCGACTCTGCAAGAGTGCCTGAACCGAAACTGATGGACCAGGGAGCTGCGCCTGTTCCTGCTGGATCCACCACAACTCAGCCCGGCGGATTCACTCCTGTCCAGCTTGAGGACATCCCGTTCTGATGACGATCCAAATTGACACCCGGGAGCACAAAAAGGAAATCATCAGAATTGAGCACCAATTTGATGCTATGGGTGTAACACACTTCCGGTCAAAACTTTACTGCGGGGATTACCAGTCGCTCGACAATGGGCGGCTGGTAATTGACCGGAAGAAGGATCTGCTTGAACTGTGTGGGAACGTCACCCAGCAGCATGAGCGTTTCCGCAGTGAGCTGATCCGGGCAGCAGAAGCAGGTATCCATTTAATTGTCCTTTGTGAACACGGCCACGGTGTGGAGCAGCTGACGGATGTCTATTTCTGGGACAACCCAAGACTGCACCAGATGAAGTGGGTCGTGGAGGACGGGAGGCCGCGTCATGTTCCGATGTATCCGAAGGCAACAACCGGACCAGCGCTGTTCGCATCACTTCAGACGATAGCAAGGAAGTACGGCGTCGACTTCAAGTTCTGCAATCCGGCAAACACCGGCGAGATGATCGTCCGGCTGCTTGGAGGTGGCAAGTGTGGCTGAAAAGGGCTATATCCTGCTTCACCGCAAGATATGGGACAATCCGATCCTGGTAACTGGTGAACGGTTTGACCATATGAGTGCGTGGTTATGGTTAATCACTCATGCAAACTATACAGAGAAGTCTGTAATGATCCGCGGAAGTCTGTACAAGATACAGCGCGGGCAGGTGTTCACCTCCGTCAGGAAACTTTCAGAGGTATGGGGCTGGGACAAGGAAACCGTTGGCAGGACACTAAACCTGTTTGAACGTGAAGAAATGATCTATAAGACCCGTACACCAAATGGGACACTTATAACGATCCGAAACTTCAATAAATATCAGGATTACAGGGCATCAAACGAAAACAATCCGTACACGGACCCGGACACTGAACCGTACATGGAGCCAGACACGATGCCGACACGACTAAGTAAAGATAAAAGAAGGATAACGAAAGAAAAAGAAAAGATGCGCGGAGGGCGGGTGATTGAATGAACGGAACGAACCAGGGACTGCTCGACGAGACTATTGTCCGCCGGGCTATCCACACGATTAAACCGAACGGCGGACTGTTTGAAGTCCGGATCATCGGCGACCGGTCAAAGTCGAAACTTGCCAGCGGGTACTTTATGGATGCAGACACGTTGCTCAGTGCGCTGGACAAAATGGACCTTCGCCGGCAGAACGTGTATATCACGCTGAACACGATCAATGAAGCATGCTACAGCAGGAAACAGCGTGATCACTTTGAGATTACGAACACGACAACCAGTGACAAAGATATCACTGATTACGCATGGCTGTTCATTGATCTGGATCCGGAGCGGACAAAAGAGGTTTCTTCTACTAAAGAGGAACTGACGGAAGCTATCATCCTGGCCGGACGTGTAAAAAAGTATCTGGAATGCATCGGATTTGAGCGTCCGGTAGAAGCGCTCAGCGGTAACGGGGCGCACCTGCTGTATTACATCGGCCTGGACAACACCGAAGAAAACACTGCTCTGATTCAGCGTTGCCTGAACGCTCTAGACATGATGTTCAGCACGGACAAGGTCAAGATCGACACCGTGAACTATAACCCGAGCAGGATCTGCAAGCTATACGGAACAGCTGCACAAAAAGGGTCAAACAGCCCGGAGCGTCCGCACCGGATCAGCGAGATCATCAGCGAGGACTTTGAGCCAAAGCAGACGATGAAGTGTTACCTGGAGCAGTTGGCCGGCGCAATCGAAGAGGTACAACCGGAACCGGCAAAATACAACAGCTACGACCCGAGTGGATTTGATCTTCTCCGCTTCATGGCGGACAATGGGATCACATACACCGAAGACTCAAACGACCGGGCCAGGATTTACAAGCTGGATCATTGTCCTTTTGACAGCAACCACACGAACGGCGATGCAAAGATATTCCAGTACACAAACGGAGCCATTGCTTTCAAGTGCCATCATAACAGCTGCAGCAAATATCGGTGGCGGGATGTCAGGCTGAAATATGATCCGACTTCCTATGAGGCAATCACGGCAGAAGAAGACCGGAGAATTGAGGACGGATGGCGACGGCATAACGCAAACCGGACAGATATCAAATACACGGAGAACGTGCTGGGCGAATCAAACGAACCGATATTCTTCACTGCTGACATGATCGCCAGCAAACCGCAAGAGGTGCGGGAGTTTATCCGGACCGGGACGAACGCTCTGGACAAGCAGACAATGGGACTTGAAAAGGGAGCTGTCAGCCTGGTCTCCGGCCTCCGCGGTGGCGGGAAAAGCACTCTGCTCACCGGATGGATGCTAAACGCAGTAGAGGACGGCCACACAACGGTCTGTTATTCCGGTGAGCTGACGGATCGGAACTTCATCCGGTGGATGATCCTGCAGGCCGCCGGCAAAGCGTACACAACGAAGAGCGACAAGTATGAGAATTACTACACCGTCTCCCAGGAAATGCAGCTGAAGGTCTCTCATTGGCTGGGCGAAAAGTTCTGGCTGTATAACAACAGCTACGGAAACAACTACCAAAAGGTATATGACCTGATCCGGAAGCAGACAGAGGACAAAAAGGCGGACCTGATAGTCATTGACAATATCATGGCGCTGGATCTGTCCTCAGCTGATCGTGATAAGTATGACATGCAAACGAAATTTATCTGGATGCTGAAAGACCTGGCAAAACTTGCGAATGCACATGTGATATTTGTGGCACATCCAAGGAAGTCAACCGGATTCCTGAGATTAGACGACGTGAGCGGCTCCGGGAACATCGGAAACATTGTGGACAATGCGTTCATCGTTCACCGGAATAATGATGATTTCAAGAACAAGACCAAGCAGGAATTCAAACGCCCGGATTCCTGGGAGGGATACATGGGAACAAATGTCATTGAGATCTGCAAAAACCGCGATCTTGGTGTGCAAGACATGTTTATCCCGCTATGGTACGAGCCACAGACAAAACGGCTGAAGAACTTCATGGGCGAGAACGTAGTGTATGGCTGGAATGATTCAGACGGATATACGGTCGTAAATGAGGAGGTGCCATGGTGAAAGAACGTTATACAGACACATGGAGCATGCAGATTCCGAAAAATAAGCTCGACGCGTACAACGAGCTGATCCGGGAGGGGCTGATCTTTGACCATGAAGTGACTTACAACCGAACAACAAAAGTCACTGTAGTGGAATACAGCGCGGATCATCCGCACGAATGGGTGCGTCAGGAACTGGCCAAGCGGGCCGGGAGGGTGAGCTGATGTCCTACGATGAAAAATACACCCTGTGCTATAGTTGCCGAAACTCATACCTTAACGGTTGCGAATGGGCAGAGTCATTTACACCGGTGCCCGGCTGGTTGGCTGTCAGGGATGACGACCATGACACCTATACCGTTGTCAGGTGCCCAAAGTTCAAAGATGAGGCACCTTACGGGAGCGCGACCCGAACATATCACGCGAAAAAGATCAGCGATATATCTGGGATGTATGAGCTTGCCGCGACTATCATCAAGCAGGCATGCAAGGATTACATGTCGGCCTACAAGGTTTGGCTGCTTGTGGAGGATGACCGGTCCAAGGGCGAGTATCTGCAGATCGAGAAGTTTCTGCGGTCAGATTACTTCGGCAAGATCAGCGACCTGGACCCCGACGCACTGATCCGCGATATGAAAAAGATGGTCAGGGAGAAGGTAGAAAGATGAGAGTGCGGTATACTGTTGGCCAGGGGATGCGGACACGGCCTGAGCGGGATCCGCGCCGGGTGTGGCTCGATGAGAAGGACTGCGAGCGGCTGAACCGGGCAGAGTACAACGCCCTGCGCGCCCTGCTGATTGTGGTGAGCTTTGCGGTAGATGCTAAGAAGGATTTGTGGAACCGGCTGCAGTGCATCCCGTTCGGCCGGCAGCGGATGGCTGCGGCACTGGGCGCGCTCCGGGCTGTGCTGGATGATATAATCGGCACAATCACACGGGCACAGGCCCAGCAGATCCAGAACACAATGCACGACATGGACGTCAAGATTACACCGAAGCTAATGCCGGTCGGGCAGACAGTGATCATGGATCTGGACCTGGCCAAGGACCTGACGGACTGCGCGAAACAGATGTGCGTTGGATGCACGGAGGACGGCGAGAGCTGCCGGGAGTGCAAGCTGTACAAGATCATGGAGGCTACGACGCCGCTGGAAGACTACGGGAACGGGATGCTGTGCCCGTACAACCTGGCCGAATGGGAGGAAT